TCGCTTAACCATGAAATTTTACGTTTCTTGCCAGAGTCTAGTGCACCTTTTAGCAAGTTCAATGCAACATCATCTACTAGAATACTGTCACAGTCATCAAACACTAGAACACAATTTGCATCTGAATACTTGTAGAGAGTTTGATACAAGCCAATTGGAGTAGCTGAGCCTTTGACTACTTCGGCACGAAGTTTTTTACCTGCAATTTTGTCAAACAAACAGGCTTTCTCAACTTCTTGTTCTACACCAAAACTCTTGCCTACTCCGGGCGGGCCACTCACAATCATGGCACGAATGTCGCCTGAAGTGGCAGCCTTGGTCATTTCTGTTAAGATCTCAAAGCGATCTCTAATACGAGCCATTGCTTCTTCTTCAGTTTCTGTCTGTTTAGCGGGGTGTTTGGGTGCGACCAGTTCCAGCATGCTTTCTCCTTGAGTTACGAACTCATAGTCGTGAGTTCCAGTTACATTTACACGAATAGTTTCTGGCATGTTAGGAAACACACCATTGTTTCTAACTTTCACAAAGGTATTCTTACCAGTGGTTGTAATTTGTTCCACTAGCTCAAAACACATGCCAGCAACACTTTTGCCACGATAGGCACCAGACAAAACACGGATATGACTGTTAGACATACTAGCTCCTTTTTAGTTTATACAAGTATTATAACAAACTTGGAATTTTGTGTCAAATTAGGGTGTTGTTTTTGCACAACACTGTTTGATCTTGTTGTTTTTTACTGTTCATGCTGTTATTATAACAACAGAACAATTTTTGGTCAATCTACAAAAGATTGTGCTCTATGTTTGATGTTGCGCTGATACAACACGCGATTTTGCTCAGTTCGTGGGCGAAAAGGCAAGTTGCGATCAAACAACACACGATGTACACGTGGCCGGGGATTGCACTGGGAGTTTGGTGTTTTTTTCATAACCAAATTATATAAAAAAAACTTTTTTATGTCAAGTCATAAAAAAACCCTATACAGTATAGGGTTTTTTGGTATAAACGGTATAGCTCTTTACTGCGGGACTCCACAACTACCTAAACTTACATTTAGATTGTAGGAAAGTGTACTACCGGTTGGTACTACCCAGGTCCAAACTGCAGTAGACACTGGCAAAGGAGGAACCTGTGTAATTCCGTCAATTGTTACACTGCTTCGTGAGTCTGGCGTGCTTTCTGAATTTACTGGTGTTCCGTTGTAACATGGCAAGTATACATTTGCAGTGCCTGGTATCTGTTGAAACAATCTTCCAGTGATTGTTGTGGCTGGTACAGATTGGGTGTTATTAACAGTCCATGAAGATCCAGAACCACTGGTAATTTGTGTATTTGCAACTAGTCCGGTGCCTAACAAAAATTGTCCAACTTCTACTATGCCGGATGTTAGACTGCCAATGGTAAGTGTTGTGCCTTCTATTGTGGCATTTTCCATCACTGCTGGAATAGGTGGTACAACTGTGACCATCCAATTGGAATCAATGGCCCCAAATACTGCTCCATACCCGCCGGTGACTGTAATACTCATGGGCAAAGATCCTGACCAGTTAGTAGGAAAAATAGTGGAATCAGCAATAGAAAATAAAACTGACGCATTGCTTACATCATTTGGTGGCGGAGGAATTTGACTATCAATTGTAGGTACTTCGCCAGAAAACACACTGGTTCCATTGATAGTGGCGGTTAGTGTAACATTGCTATTGCCATATGCGTACCCATAAAAATTAAGGGTTCTGTTTTCATATTGTAGTCCGTTGCTGTCAATTGGCATATAAAGATTCTCCTACAGTTATTTATCATAATTTAGCAGACTGGATGTTTGTTGACAGTATTCAGTAAGAATTCTTTCACGATGCCACTCCGTTGCTTGGGGACTGTTTGCAAAATCAGCAAAGCATGGAGTTCCCAAGGTATAATGTAACAGTTTGGCATTGACATTGGCACCATATTCATCAGGTAACCAATTCCATTCTACTGGTAATTCGCCAATGTCAGAACTATTAAGCCATGAAAATCTATGCAAAAACTCCCCTGACGATTTTTCCACAAATTCTGGTGTGAGTCGGCGATTACAAATACTGCCGCAATTCCATAATATTACGCTTGACCAATTTTTTCTTGGATAGTTTTCGTTTTTATTGCCAAGATATTTAACTGGCATGCATGTTTGATAATCATGCTTGACTACCATGACATCTTTGGTGCTTTCTTTGAGATTCCAAAGTTTGAGTATGTCATCGCATACAATCATATCTCCATCAATAAAAATTGCCCAATCTTGAAACTCCATTAGATAAGGCACCAGAAATCTGGTGTATATAAAGTTATTGCTGCCGTCGGTGTGTGTTTCTTTGTAGTCCCGAAACAAGTGCAGAGCCAGAGGTACAACAGCCACTGGAACTGTGGCATTTCTAATTATGCTATTCACACAAGTATGATAAGCAATAGCTTCTTTTGGATCGTAGCCAACAAAAATTGGAATTGGCTTCATGGTAATTTTATAATTTTCCCATCCAAGTCAAACTGCGATCAAGCCATGGAACAACTAAATCTTGTTGACGTAGATAACCATAGGAATTTATACTTTTACATGCACTTTCTGGCAGTAGGTTAGATTCAGCAAGCTCATACCATGATGTTGTGCGCGGATCTTTAGGAAGTTGATTGCTCTTGTACACAATTGCATGAATACAGGGATCTTCAGTGGTTTCTTGAAAGAATCCAGAAGCACAATCCCATCCTGCCAGGGCCAGCATATGTATCAAACTTATCATGGTGTGATGGTAATAACATCCATTTTGTTGAAAATATGCCAGCTGACGATGATGTACCATTATTGTTTTTGGCACTGCCAGTACCATCATTCCTCCGTCATTGGTAATTTCTCTCCATTTTACTAATGTAGCCAGTGGATTAATACAGTACTGAAAAGCATCGTGGCACCATAATACATCATACTTTTTTTGCTGCCAGAGCGTGATATCATCTTCAAAATTAACACATTGATATGACATGTTGATGTAGTTTGCAGCCAATGGCAACGATTGCAGTTGATCTACACCGGTACATTGTATATTGAGAGGCACTGGCACATCATCCCGAGTGGTCACGGTGGCCCACCAAGTCAAATCCAGTCCTGCGCCACAGCCTAGATCTATCAGTGTGCCAATACTTTCCATAAATTCATCATACTCACGCAACATATTCAGAGTCTTGAGACTGTGTGTATGGCTCTGTTCTGGATTTGCAAAAGTTATCATATTTGTATATCTTCCATGCCTGCTGTGCGCAATCGAACTATGTGTCCCATTTGCCACTGTTTGGTGTCAAGTCCTTTCATTATACCCAGCCATCGATTGCGCAACAACGCTACTTCATTGATAATAGTTTCAAAATCAATGACCTCGTCTTCGCCGTCTACATATTTTTCAGCATCTCGACTGGTCAATGCTCTGGCATAACCTTCAAGATATTTTTGAAAATGTCTACGACGAATCTTGCGCAGTTGTATATTGAGGAAATTTAACACAGCTTCAATTTCTTGAAGTTGATTGAATCGATGCTCGGTGATTCCTGGCAGTGCAGATATATTTTTTTCAACTATGCCATTGATGCGACAATCTTTTTTGGCTGCATCCAGTTCATGTTCAAAATGCGCAATAAAATCAGGTATTGCACCAAGATCTGCTACTACACGACTGTACCACATCAATCTTCCCAGTCACTGTCGATGTCTTCTTGATCAATGTCGTCATCGTCATCATCATCAGTGTAATCTTTGTCATTGTCAAGATACACTGTGAGTGCTCGTTTGATATCGGCATCTCCCTTGAATGCATTTTTAATATCTTCTACATCACTGTCGTGGTCAATCAACACTGATACGATGGTTTCTGCTGCTTCTGCTCTGTCCACGGTGTTTACATATCGTTTGATTTCATTCCAAATCTCACTGGCAACTATTTCAGTCATTCTTCCTCTCCTTCTGTAACTGCTGGTTGTTCTTTGATATTTTCAAAATCTTTCATCACTGTGTCAAGACATCCGTCGTCGTTGCGTTCCCACCCTTTGCGGAATTTTTTAATGATTTCACCTGCGCTGGTAGTAAACACCAAACTGTTGCCTTCTTTTTTAAGCATGCCTTTTTTCTCAATTAAATCAGTTAATCCAGAATAAGGGCTCATTCCAGTTTCGTAAGGAATTTTAACTTGTACACCTTCAAAAGGTTTGGCATATCGTGTTTTCATAACTTTGCAAGCAGCCCGGATACCCATTACATCCGAAATTTTATTGCCTTCTTCGTCTTCTTTGAGTTTGAGTTTTTTCATTGCAACCACAATTGAACTTGCATAGATAAACCCTTGACCTCCAGAAATTTTATCGTCCGGATCAAACATGTCTTGACTTGCGTATGTATGATTTGTGCATACCAATCCTACATTATAACTACCAAACATATTGACACAATTTCGTACCAATGCAGTCAGTGCTTTGGGTTTACGGCCTAGATCGCCTTTCATCTCACCTGCATCAAATTGATTAACATCCGTGGGTGTTAACAACATGCCCAAGCTATCGATTACAAACATAACCTTAGGTCTTTCACCATCAGGCAAGGCTTTGTAATCGCTCATAAAAGTTGATATAGTTTTGGCTACATCATCAATCATTGCCATACTTAACTTTAATAACTTGCTTTCGCTTGTGTCAACTCCTAGTGCTTTGAGCCAATCTTCGTCTAGAGCATTCTCACTGTCAATAAGCACCACAAAGATACCTTGTTGTTGTGCGTTTTTAATGATATTTCCAGAACAGATATAACTTTTCCCTGCTCCAGAATCGCCAGCAAATACAGTTACTTTACCCAGTGGAATGCCACGTGTAAAGTCTCCTGAAATTAGGTAATTTAATGCATAATTACCGGTTGATATCCAGTCAGTTGGATCATTGAATCCAATGCTAAG